GTCGAGCACATTGCGGATCGCGTCGCGGATCGCATCCGCCGACGTGTCTGTAACCGCCCAGATATCGAGCTGCACGAGGTCCGTGGCGAAGTCGCCGGCCGATGCTTGGTGCTGCTCGCTCGCGCCAGTCACGCGGAAATACGCGATCGACGGCAGCGCCGCGCCGACCGGCCGCTTGCCACGGACGATCCGCGACGCAGGAACAAGCGCCGTGATGCTCGCCTTGGACGCAAGGTATTGATGGAGCGCGGTCTTGAGGCTCACTGCTTCACCTCCGCCCGGAGTCCGGCGGCAAGCTCGGCGGCGATCTTGCTTGCGCACTGCGGCGCCGTCTCGTACATCGCCGGCCGCAGGAACGGCTTGGCTTCCGCGGCGTGCGGTCCGCCGTGACCCATCTCGACCAGGTGGGCGATTTTCTTCGGGTCGTGCTTCCTGCCGTCCCCGCCCACGGTCTGAAAGCCGCCACGCGGACCGATCACCGCAAACACCCCGGTCTTGTACGTCCGCGGCCGGAAGCCGAGCGATTTCTTGAGTTGCCCGGTCCGCACCGGGCATTTCGCCTTGGCCGACTTGACCATCAGCCGGGCCGCCTTTGCCACACCGCGGCGGCCGTATTTCTTCTGCATCTTCGGCGGCAGTTCACGAAATCGCGCAAGGAGCGTGATGTCTCCGGATAACTGCAAATGCATCACTCTACCTCCGTGCATTCCATGACCAACTCATCCGGCCGCGATTCCGGAACCCGCCGCGGCGGCCCGAGAATGTTCAGGTATCGGCCGCCGCGCGCCAGTCTGCAGCGGCTCGTCAAGTCCTCGCGGTACCGCATCCGCACGAGATGCGTCGTCAGCGGCTTGACGCCAGCCGCCTGCCTGGTGGTCATCGACTCGCGCGGCACGATGTAAGCCGGCACGTGCCTGGCGATCGTCTGCCACGCCTCCGTCGCCTCGCCGTCGGTGTTTGCCAGCACGGGCGCCTGGATGTCGATCCGGCTTGTCAAGTCACTCGCAAACAGCATTGTCAAACCGTCTTGTAGGTGTAACCCGCCATCAATCGATCGATGGAATACGGAATCTGCGACATCCACCGCATCGGCACTTGCGTCTCGCGGAAGACGTACAGGTCCGCCACGGCCAGCAGCAGCGCCTGCTTGATCGGCGCAGGCACAGCGGTCGGCGCGCCGTAGCCTGCCGTGTACCGCACCACGACGTCGTCGGCGTGCCCCCGGCAGTCGCTCGGCCATGCCTGGTCGTATTTCAATCGCACAATGCCGCGGCCGTTGTCGAGGCCCTGCTCCCAGGCGGTGGCGGCCACGGTCTGCTCGGCCCCGGCCGCGTCGGTGTACTTGATGCTGGAGACGGTTCCGAGCGGATTCCTCGCCAGTCGGAACACACCAGCCGGCCAGCCGTCGAAATGCTCGTCGAACGTCGCCGTGCAAAACTGCGTCCAATATTGGTTCTGGAGCGACTCGACCGCGGCATCGATCATCCGGCTGATCGTGCCGTAGTAGTGCTGGTCGAACTCGCGGAGGTGCGCGGCCGCCTCCTCCACGGTGATTGGCCGGTCACTCGGCGGTGTCTGCATCACCAGCTTCACTGGTCGCTCTCCGTCTCTGTTTTCTCGGCTCGCGGATGGCGACGGCCACGCCGCGGCGGATCAGCACCCGGGCGTCACCGCCTGCCAGATCGTGCTCGGCGCCCCCCCGGGACGTCCGACCCGCCCGCGTTCGCAGGTCCCTGAGAATCCTCACTCGCACGTCGCGACCTCCTGAGCGATTCGCTCAACGTTCCGGCCGGTCACCCGGTAGTTCAGCCGGCCGTAAAAAACGAACTCCACATCCTGGCACGCATCGACCACCGCCTGCGTGAACGGCCCGATGATCTCGCGGGTGTGCCGCCGCTTCCGCTCCGGGTCGCCTCCGGGCGTCGCGTAGCCGCTGAAGTGATCGCCCTCGTCCTGTCCCGCGTAGCCGCCCATCCCCACCAGGTGCACACGCCGCGCGCCGTGGTTCACGGCGTACTCGAGACACACCAGGCCCGAGAGTCCCCCGCTGTAGCCGCCGCGGATAAAGGTATTCTGCACCTGGCCCCCGGTCAGAAATTCGTCGAAGCCATCCACACGCCGGCTGGCCATCGCCGACGGAACCCGCCTGAGCGTCGCCAGCCGCGTCCCGTGCCGCTGCATCCACACCGCCCGGTCGTGATACACCCGGCAGGCCTCCTGGTCGTTGAGGTAATAGACGTCGGGCACGTCGGGCGGCTCGAACAGGCCAATGCCGCCGTTGGTCGTGATGATCCGGGCCGTCGGGCAGCGCCGGCGCGCCAGGTTGAGCATCTCCCGCGCGTCCGGACCGCCGCCGACGACGATCCACGCGCCGCCATAGCGCAGCAGCGACTCGGCGATCGCCAGATCCACCGGGCCGTCGATGTCGATCGACCGCTCGGGCGGCATGATGTACAGTTCGCGCTTGCACTCCCAGAGGCCACGCACCGGCGTCCGCATCGCCACCAGGCTGCCGTTGAGCCGGTATTGCTCGGGCCGCTCCTGTCGGCGGCCCAGCTCCTTGGTGTCCAGGTGGAGGCACTGGCAGCGCCGATCCACCAGCACGCTGTTATCCGCGACGACGCTGACCACCGCGTCGGTCTCGGCCAGGTATCGCAATCGCCCCACGGCCAGGTCGATATCCTCGCCGGCGGTCAGCGGCGAGGTGCATTGGAGAATGACGACGATCTCCGGCGGCTCCGGCATCTGCCCGACTGCGTGTTCCACGACCGGCATCGTCGGCACTGCGTCCGCTGCCAGTTCGGCGGGCCGCTCGATCACGGCCGCGCCGTAACTGGCGGCTACGCGAGCAATCTCCGCATCCTCGGTCGAGACATAGACCGCGTCGACCGATTCGGCGGCCAGCGCGGCCCGGACCGACCAGCCGACGAGCGGGTGCCCGCCGAGCGGCTGGAGGTTTTTACGCGGGATGCCCTTCGAGCCCCCGCGCGCCGGGATAATTACCGCAACGCTCATTACGTATCGCTCTGGTAGAGAACGCCCAGGAGAAACGCATTCGTCCCATCCGAATCGCCGTTGGCAACCCAGACCTGATCGACCGGCTCTCCGGCCAGCGGATTCGACTGGCTCAGGCCACTCACGTAGACGTAGCCCTCGCCGGCGGCGATGTCGCCTGCATCGAGAACCTCGTCGCTAGAATCCTCGAAGACAACCACGCCGCGGCGGGTGAAACTGGCCGCGACGATCTCCGCCTTGTCGCCGTCGAAATCCACGTCAAGCGGCGTCATCACCTGCACGGTGACCGCCGTGTCCTCGTCCGGCAGGCTGTCGCCGGCGGCGCCGGTGAACGGCACGTCGTTGCCAAACACGGTGCCGACAGTCCCCAGGTAGGCGCAGCCGCCGTCCCAGAAGATCGCGATCCGCGCCGCGTCCGTGATCCCGTGGCCCGTGGCCATCGTCAGCGTGCCGTCGGTGTTTCCGGTCCGCGTCGAGAGCGTGCCGGTCTTGGCGGCGGCGAGCGCCTGGCTCTGCGCGATCGAGCCGGTAGCCGTCTTCGCTAGGTTCACGTTGACGTTCACTCCCGGCAGTTGCGCCGTGAGTTTTGCGATTCCTGTTAGACTCATTGGATTACCCTGTGAATACCGGCCGGCTCCCGAGACTCGCGCCAAGGGAGCCGGCGAGTGGACCCGATGAAACGAGGATCAGACCCGCAGGATCGCCGCGGCGCCCGCGCCGGCGGCGTCCGAGGGCAGGACCTTGCCTCGCGAGAGCCTGGCGACGATCGCGCAGTACGTGCCGGCCGAGCCGTTGCCCGACTTGGCCGAGACATCGATATAGCGCTTGCGCTTTCGCAGGTCGATCTGGCAGAGGAAAATCTTGTTGTCGTCGGCCGCGCTCGGCAGGTCCGACTTCGTACCGTCGATCTTGTTCGACGTGCCGAACACCAGGCCCGTGATGTCCGCGTGCCCCAAGCCCGACGTGTCCGATTCCTGGACCTTGAGTTCCGCCATCGCGATGTCGGTCGCGCCCAGGATCACGGCGATCTCCAGGTAATCCCAGCCGAGCGTGTCGATCTCGCTGGTCGTCAAGGCCGTGTCGTCGGAGATCGCCGCCGGCGGCGTCACGTTAACCCACTTGGCCAATTGTCCGTCGATCATTTTTCAAACCTCATAGTGTGATTGGTGAATGTCTCAGCGAACTGCGGGAAGCCGGCTGTAGCGCCGACTCCCCGCGTCCGCCGTGAGGAGTCGCCGCTTAAGTGCCAGGCGTCGCCAGCATGATTACGGCGCCGGCCTTCGACGTGTTGCCGACGTCGTGGATGTTGATGTCGAACCGCTCCGTGCAGCGGATCGCGAGCTGGTCGTACTCGAAGTAGCGATCGCCCGAGATGGCCATAGTCATTCCGCGGCGCGTGCCGAGCGTGGCCGCCATCGACAAGTCGCCGAAGTAGACGAGCCCGCTGGTCGATGTCTGTGCGGTCAGCGTGTTGTTCATGCACTGCACGATGTTCACCGGGTAGCCAAGGAACGACAACTGCCGCCGCCCCTCGATCACGTCCGCGGTGTTTCCACCAGCCGCGTCGGCGAGCCGCATCATCGACGCGGCCCATCCGGCCTTGCTGATGTACCACTCAGGCCGGATGCCGGGGAACTCCGGCAGTTTGCCGATCATCGCCTCAAAGTCGGCCAGGTCGAGCGTCCCGAACGACGTGTTGCCGGCCAATGCCGTGGCTACGGTCGCCGTGGCCGCCGCGCAGACGGTGATCAGCCCGGCGATTCCGCCGTAGGTAGAAGTGCCCGTGCCGAGGAAGCCGCACTGGTCCTCCTTGACGGCGATCGCGTAGGCGATTTCCTGCGCGAGGATGTCGGCAATCGAGATCACCGAGTCCTCGTCGATCTCCGAGGACCACTTGCTCAGGATCGCGAGTTTCCGCGCAGTCAGCGTGACCGAGTCGAACGTCATGTTCGACTCGGTAATCAAGTCGTTGTCGCCGACGAAATAGGTCGTCAGTCCGGTCAGTCGCCTGGGGATCGTGGTCGTGTCCGAAGCCATCGGCCAGACGCGGGCCTTGCGGCGGAACGTGCCGTACTCCTCGACCAGGCGGATCAGCGTTCGCGCAAACTCCGGCGGCACCAGGTAGCCGCCGAGCGTGTTGTCGCCGCCAGAAAGGGCCGTGTCGCGAATCAGGATGCCGTTGTCCTGGCACCACTTTCCGGCCTTGGGGCGGTTAAACAGCGCGGCCGCCATCCACATTCCCGAGACGTAGGCGTCTTCCATCGCCGTCTCACCGACGAACGATTTCAGCCGCCCGACGCCGGCGCGTGCCGAGTTGGGGATAATGATCCGCCGCGGCCGATCCTCGGTCCCCTCGTAGTTGAGCTGACTGCCTCCGGTGCCGTGGATGTCGCCGTTGGCGATTCGTGCGTCGATCCGAGCGGACGCCAGCCGCTCCTCCTCCGCCTCGAGCCACTCGGCGCGCGGCAGGTCTTTTTCTTGGAGGGTTTTGTACTCGGCCATGAAGCCGTCGAACTCGGCCTTCTCCTCCGCAGTGAGGTCGCGGTCTTCCTTCTCCGCCAGCGCAGTGAGGGCGGTCGCCTTGTCGTGGAGCTTGGCCATCCGCTCCTGGATGGCTTTGACGCTGAGCTTGGCGCAGATGCGGATTGGAACTCCGAGCCGCGCACTCATCTTGGCGATGATGTTGGGTTGCGAGATTCGCATTCGATTCTCCTTGCTGTTTCGCCGGAGGACCGAATGCCAAAAAGAAAACGGCATGATCCGCCGGCAGTCCTTGGATGAACTGCACGCGAATCTGCCGCTTACCAGCGTTCAGAATCCGCTCGCCGCCGAGGGTTCCGCCGCGAGCCTAACCAGGCCCGCAAGCCGCCTCAGCGGTTGCTTGATGGTTGAATTGTCACGCTCATTTTACACGGGTGGTGCAAATTGTCAAGTAGGATCACGGACCGACCAATTCCACCATTCGCTTGGCCGCAGCCAGCCGCTTTCGTGCCTCCTCCGGTTTTTCCTCCGGCACCCGGCTGCCGATCACCCTGGCGGGCGCGTTCCGGTAGCGCCCCGGCGGCACCTTGGCGGCCACCGAATACGTCGCCTCGGTCACGGTGTCTATCAAGCCGGCCGCCTTGGCGTCCGCGGCCGAATACCACGTCTCGGCCCGCATCGCCGCCCGGATGGCGTCCCGGTCGACCCCCTCGCGCCTGGCGTAAGCCGCCACGATCGATTCGGTCACCTGGTCGAGGGTGTCTGCAAGCTGGCGGAAATCCTCCGCGTTGCCGATCCCGATCGACCAAGGGTCATGGACCATGACCATTGAGGTGGTCGCCGCGTTGATCTCGTCGCCGGCCATCGCCACGACCGAGGCGGCCGAAGCGGCCAGGGCGTCGATCGCGGTGACGATCTTGGCGCGATGCCTGAGTAATGCCTGGTACATCGCGAACCCCTCGAAGACGTCGCCCCCTGGGGAGTTGATCCTGACGACGATCGTCTCAACCGAGGATGGCAGCGCCATCAGGTCCTCGATGAACGCCTTGGCGGAAATCCCATCGCCCCACCAGTCCTCGCCGATCTCATCGTAGAGCCAGACCTCGGCCTCACGTGCCTCGTTGCGGACATGCCATTTCGCTCGCTTCATGCTTTCGCCTCCTGTGGAAATGCCTCTCGTACCGCCGCATCGACCCGCGCCGGCCACTCGGCCAGCGACTCTTCGATCGCCGCGGCCAACTCCGCCGGCGTGGCCGTGCTCACGACCAGGTCGAGAATTTCTTGAGACCGGCGGCACCAGGTCTCCGCGAGGTCCGCCTTGCCCCAGGGAACCAAGTGGTCGCGGAGCCTGGCGACCCATTGGCCGTCGCCGTAGAACCGATCAAGCCAGTCAGTGAATCGTTTCGGATCGGCCGCCTCATGCCTGATGCGTTTCGCCTCGACGTCGGCCCAGTAGCGTAATTGCACGCGGAATGCCTCCCGCGTCGCGTTCTGCGCCACGCCATCCTCGCCGCTGTCCGCCGGCTGCCGCTCCTCATTGTCCGCGCCGCCTGGATCGTCCATGTTGAGTGGGTTGCGGATTTCGTCGCCGCCGTCGACACCCGGCATCGACTCGAATCGCCGGACCTCGTTTTGCGTGAGGAACGGCGCACCGCCAAGGCCGATCTGGTATGCCTCGTAGCGGCTCTTGATGTCGCCGCGGAGCAGGGCCGCCACGTTGAACTCGAAGAAATGCGAGTCCTCCGCCTTCTGCTCGTCGGTCAGCAGTTTTTCGCGACACTCGACCTGCCACTTGACCAGCCAGCGCATCAGCGAGGTTTGCAGGTAGCTTCGGTTCTGCTCCTCGATGTTGGTGAACGTCGCGCGCTCGAGGTCCCCGACCTTGTGTGGGGGCAGATTGAACCAACTGGCAATTTCGCCCCGCTGAAACTTTCGCCCCTCAAGCCACTGCGAGTCGCGGTTGTTGAACGACATCGGGTTGAACTTCATCCCCTCTTCGAGGATCGCCACGCGGCCGACGTTGTCCAGACCCTCGTGCAGGCTCTTCCAGTCGGACCGAATCCGCTTCAGCGTATCCTCATCGCGGAACCTTCCGGGGTATTCCAGCGTCCCGGTCGGCATCGCGTGATTCGAGAAAAACTTGTTGGCGTACTTTTCCTGCGCGAGTCCCAACCCCCAGGAGTTTCTCGCCTTCGAGATCACGCTCATCCCCCAGAGTCCGTCCGAAGACAGGCCGCGGATGTGGAGCACGTCGCGAGCCCTGATCTTGCGATAACTCGCCAGGTCCTCCCGGTTCTTGCCTTGCCGCGTGACATACCAGAGGACGCCGTTGTCCCAGTGCGCCTCGGTCCTGTCCGGCAACAGCGGCGTGAGGCGGATCGGCCGGCTGCCGCGGTCCCATTGAATCTCCGCCACGCCGTTGCCCCAGAGCAGCGCGTAGGCCATCATCGCCTCGGCGAAGTCCTGCCAGCTCATTGCCGGGTTCGGCCGGTGGCGGACGAGTGCGAACGCCTGGTGCGCGCGGTCGACCTCCTTGTCGAGGTCGTCGTCGCCGGTCCTGCGGTAGACGTTCAGCGGCAACTGGCCGACGTCGCCGGCCAGCACGGTCACGGCCTGCCAGATCGTCGCCAGAGTCATCGCCGAGTCGGCGGTGATCGAGACGCCCGAATCGCTCGACCCGCCGCGGACCCAGTCGATCAGCCACTGCCTGGGAGTCTTCGTGTCGGACGACTCGTTGCGGACGACCAGCGGAAAAACCGCGAACGGCGCCATGATCGTATCGAGCAATCGCATCAGCGTTTCTCCTTGCCGCCGTAGGCCGCGACCGCCATCGTGCAGAGGACCGTCCCAGCGAACACCAGCGCCAGCGGCGGCCAGGCCATCCACAGCCCGGCCGTGATCGCCGCCAACCCCGCCGCCATCGTCACCAGGATCACGTATGCCATGATTTCGTCCTCACACGCTCAGCAACCCGCGGCGCTCATAGACGCTACCCTCGGTCGCGTGCAACGATGCACGGCCGACCGCCATCACCGCCGCCACGATGCCGTCGATCTTACCCGAGGATGTCGCCTTGTCCGGTCGGAGGTTGCCGCTTTGATCCTCGTAGGCCGACAGGTTCGACGCATTCCAACGCAGGATCGGATGGGCGCCGTGCCTGAGCTTCTTCTCCAGCATCAACGCAATCAATTTCTTCATCGGCTCGTTCATCGACACGGTCCCCTGCCGGTGCTCGACCATCACGATCCCATCCTCTTCGGCAAGCTCGGTCGCCAACTGCCGCGCGTTCCACGGGTCGAATGCCAATTCGCAGAGGTTATACCGCTTCGCCACGGCATTGACGTGCTGGCGAATGCTCCGATAGTCGATCGAACTACCCGGCGTTGCCGTAAGCAGCCCATCGCGGACCCACATCGCATACGTGCGGTCGCCGCGGCGCTCCATCTCGCGGACCTTCTCCTCCGGAACCCAGTAATGCGGCCTCACGTGGTAATTGCCGTCACGGTCGGTATGGCACAGGCAGATCGCCGCCATGTCCTCGACGCTCGCCAAGTCCAGGCCGCCGTAGGCCGCGACCGCCATCGTGCAGAGGACCGTCCCAGCGAACACCAGCGCCAGCGGCGGCCAGGCCATCCACAGCCCGGCCGTGATCGCCGCCAACC